ATTTGAGTACTTGCAGCATCCTTTTGAGCATCAGACATACCAGCAGTATGTGATGCAAAGCGATTCTCATACTGAGGATGACCTTTTATGTTCTCCTCTCCACCATGCTTTTTAGCAAGAGCCTTTCTCTTCTTCTCATAATCAGGAGATTTAGTGTTGTCATACTTTGCCTTTGCTTCTTTTACTTCCTTATGATGATCTCCACCACACTTTATACATGGAACCTTACCACAATCACAATCACATTTAGATTCTTCAATCTCTAATTCTTCTTTAGTTACCTTGATAATTGGATTGCTGTCATTATCCCACTGGGCTTCCTGACTAGCAAGCTCATACTTATCAAAGTATTGAACTTTACAACCAGGATATACCTTAACTACTTCATCTTGAACATCCTTTCTTGTTGGTTTAGTTGCTTGAGGGAAGAACATCTTAATGTTATACATCTTACCTCTCCAACTCACACCAACCATCATAAGATTGCCGAATTCTGATGGTAGCCTTACTGCTTCATCAACTGTCATTTGGAGTTCCTCCGATTGTTTTTTAGAGACTGCTTCTTCTGATTGAGTAGCAGCAGCAACTTTTCTATCTATCTCTTTAGATAAATTTGCTCTTTCTTTTGCTTTTTGTTTTGCCTTTGCAACTGCTTGGGCACGTTTAGCAAATACTTGACGAGTAGAATCCTGTGACTTTTGAGCAGATGCAACTGTCTGGGAAGACTGTTGTTTTTGTTTTTGAACATTTGCTCTTCTTTTATCATCAAGATTTTCATTTACATCTACATTACCTTTGGTATTTGTAGACTTATGAATAGTGTTATGTCTATGATCTCTTGCTGATTTAGTTGCTTTCAGTTCTTTTTTTGCTTGAGCATAAGAATCCTCTTCACCAATCCATTGATCAGCAGCATTCATTTTAGGCATAACATCTTCTGGTCTGATAAGATCAATGATCTCAGCAAACTTCTTACCATCAGCGGTATGAAGTACTACGTTCTCAGTGCTCATTCCACCTGGATCAATTGCTTGATCTCCACCATCCTCTTGATCACCTTCAGGATCATCTGGTACAAGACGACCTTTAGAATTCATATGAGAACCTTTAGGAATCTTCTTGCATTTTTTATCAGTATAACAATAATACTGACCCTTCCCACATGATTGATTCATGTGAGCCTCTTCAATCTCAGTGATGATTAAGTCCACTATTCTTAATCCTTCAATCTCTGGATTGGGAGGTAATTCAATTTTAGACTTACTCGTCATTTCAAACGCAGTTTTTTTCTATTTATCTTCTTTCTCAGTTCTATTTTTCTTTAATAACTTAGATAGTTCTGCTGTTGAACCAAAAAACATTGCATTAGTAACGTTAGTTGGTCCTTTAGTATTATCTTCTTCCACTTCTTTAATCTTCTTTTGTAGATCCATTAACTTATCTGTGGTATCTGCAACAGATTTAATAAGTTGTCCTACAACTTCAAATGCTCTTGCCTGACCTTGATCTACAGCAATCTCTAAAGCACTATCAAGTGCTTCTTGGCCCTTCTCTATAATACTGTAAAGATTACCACGAGTATACTCATAATCTTTATCAATATCAATCTCTTTTGACTTAGAGACTTTATCAGGTTTCTTAGGTTCTTTTACTACTTCAGACTCTACTGGTGTAATATCAAAAGTATCATTTAGATCTTCAAATTTGTCTTTCATGATTAGTTTCCATCAAATCCAAAATCATCACCTGCTTCTATTAAATCATTATCAGCAGACGTTATTCCCTTAACATCACTACCACGAACATGTTCAATGGCAGTTGTATTATAAGAAGCACGTTTTACATTTAACCTATTACCTGTAATAGATTCGATATACATGGTCTCATTATTAATATCAATGAATGTATTTGCTTCTAATCCTGCAGGATCATCGACTGGTATAACAGTAGAACCTGCAAGAACATCTTCTGCTAGATTTGCAATAACATCTCCAGTGTAATTCTTGGTAGCAACTGGTGTAGCATATGCGATCTGACGACCTGAACCATATGCTGCACTTCTTTCTCCAGGTGTAATACCAATAGTAACCTTCTTGATAAGATCTTTTGGTGCAACTGGAACTGGTCCGAATAAGTATGTTTTAGCAGTAAAGTTTAATGTATACAGTAAAACTCTTCTTGATGTATAATCTCCTTCATAATTATCTTCAAAACCAACATTCTCTAAAGTGATTGGTATATCTTTCTTCTCTCCAATACTTTCTACTAAGTCAATAGTAACTGTATAATTTGGTTGGAAATATGGAAGTATCTGTTCTACTATCTGTAAAGCATCATCATTTAAAAGAGTCATTATATTTAACTCAAAATTCATATTATAAGGAACTGGCATGTATACCTTACGAACATCCTTTTTGTCAGTTTTAATAGAAGTAGTAAATGTTTGAGTAGCACCTAATTTCCTACTAGTATCATATTCAATACCAGTAAACTCAAATGACATCCTAGGCAAACTCATAGATACTGGTTTGTTCAGTTCTGGTTGTTGCTCTATTCTTGCTAAAAACTTTTGAGTTGGTCCATATGCCAATGGAACTTTAATAATAGCAGATGGGTCATCAGCAGCAGCACCATCTCTATGGATAGTGATCCCATTAAACAGAGTTCCAAATGCGATTACAGTTTTTCTAAAAATTTGATGGTAAAAATGATCAAACATAATTATACATTTCCAAATGGGTTACTTTCACTAAAGTCTAAAAGATTATCTGCTTCAGACTCTATAGTAGTATTTTGAGCAAATCCAGAATCTGGATTATCGTCACTATTTAGATCACTTATAGCAAACTTAGTTCCAGTCTCTTGCCCAACAAGATATTCACCTTTCACAAAAGTTCCAACAATCTGACCTACTCGTAACTCTCTAGTTACAGCATTCCAAGTCTTAACTTGGGCAGTTGCACTACTTGCTGTACCAACTATATCTTCTCCTCTATTAAAGGAACCAGTTCCTCCAGTCTGTACTGGTGGTGCAATTAATATTTCTGGAGTATCAGTATACCATCCACCACAAGACTCGTAAACAAGTGCTGTAACAGATCCTGCAGCAGATACAACAGCATGCACTACTGCTGGTATAGTTGTACTACCAATACCACTATATCCATCAGGTGCAAATGCTACGGTTGGTATTCCAATATATCCACCACCACCATTAGTGATAGTAATAATACCACAAACACCATCAGCAATATTTGCTACACCATATGCACCACCTCCAGTATCGGTCATAAAACCAACTCTAGGTGCAACAGTATATCCAGAACCTGGATTCGTTAGATTAACTGCTTGAACTCTGGACATATCTGGATCAGGTTCACAGAAATCTATAAGTCCTGTAATCATTGATGCAATACCAACTGCAGTTTGTCCTCCTGTAGGAGCAGACGAGAATGCAACTTGAGGTGGTTGAGTATATCCAGAACCTCTTCTAGACACCATAATATTACGAACACCACCATCAACTAAAGTTGTTACTGCAGTTGCTTGTGTTGCTATTCCAGCAAGAGTAAAGGATTGAATATAACCCTCTTCTTCCACATTATCATCAATAAAGTCTATTCCAGTATCTACCTCTTCGTCGTTGTATATGAACAGTTCACATCTCAATTCATACACATAATTCTTCTGTAATTGGTAGAATGGTTTTTCATGTTCAACATACTTAATCTCAAACAATCTATCACCTAATGGGAAGTATATTAAATCTCCTTCTTTTGGTCTAGATGCTAATTTGACACCCTTTAATGGTTCTATACGTTTTTGTATTTCTTCTTCATATCTCTCTCTAGAGATAATCAATGTTAGATCATCTAACTCTTGAACACCGAACTTAGATAGAAGTGTTCCTGCCCCAGAGTATCCATCAAAAGTCTCAACATATCCTTCTATAGGGATAGCATTAGCAAAGTTTGATCTAGATACCTCTTCCATCACGGATTTTTCATTACCAAAAATTCTTGGTATGTAATAAACTTCCACACCAAACATCTTCAGTTGTTCATTAATTAAATCCTGAACAAGATTCTGTTCTCCTTTAGATCCGTGGAGGAAAAATGGGTTAAGTGCCATGATCTTAACCTATCATATCTAATGGTGGCAATTCGTGAGTAGAAGACATCTTTTCAAGAATAGCATCTATTTCTTTCTGCCCATCATCTTGTATTTGCCTTCCGTTCATCTCAATACCACCTGGTAATTTAACTCCTTGGAACTTACTTAAATTAATACCCCATTGCTTCTTAATAAGAGCAGTTAGATAAGGTTTTAAAAATCTATCATTCCAGATTTGATCTGAAGTAGCAGGATCAAGTGCCCTATAACAATCCAAAATTAAATAATTACCTGGAACTTGTGTTCTCCAATCAATATCAACATATAATCTATCTTCTCTTTGATTATATCTTATTTGTTTTTGTGTTGATAATAACCAATCTAAATCTTCAAGATAACTCTTAGTCATCGAATATGTTAATAATTCAGTTGATCCCAAATAATAAATGTCATTTAAGAATAACTGATACTTGATACTGAACATTCCAGCAGAAAGTCCACCACCACCTTCAAATTTAAAAATCTTTGATACACCCATAACTGAGGGTGGAACCTTTATGTAATTGCCATTCTCATACCAATTAAAAGTCACATTCCCTTGACCAGGAATATTATCTGTTACAGAAGTAGTAGCAATACCAACTTTACCTCCTTCATGTGGATATTCAACAGTACCTCTGTCTATATCCTCTTGAGTTATTTTATACTTTAAAAATGCTTGAGTAGTACCATCGAAGTGACGTTCGTGGAATAATTGAATAGCATCATCTACCAGATCGTCAATCTGCTCTTCTGCAACATTGACCTCCAATACAGGAGCTCCAAGTTGCCTCTTACAGTAATCTATTAATCCTTGGCGAGTGCTTGGTTTTGCCATCTTACTTATCTAAAAGTTGTCCTAACATAGATTTAATATCACTTAGATCGGACTTAAGATCTTGAATATCATCTTCAAGATCTTTTACCTTATCTATCTCTTTTGATTTTGCTCTTTTTAAGGCAAGATACTGTTCATGTCCTTTTTTATCGTTATTGATAATGGCATTGGTCTTAGTATCTCTTACGAGATAACTATGACCTTCAACCTTTAAAAAACGTGGATTGTACATAATTATGCTAGTGCTATTGCCCTTAAATCACGTATCCTTGGTGGATATGCTTGATCTGTTCCAGTTCCAACAATCTTAATACTGAAGTATCTAAACTCAGGAAGATCGTCGATACTAAATTCATAATCTGTGAATGGAAGATCATCACTACCATGAGCAAGAATATCCGTCTTAGGAATCCTCTTATCAGGTAGTCCACTGTTCTTAGCAATATCTTTGATTGCACCATTGACATCCAAATTATCATATCCAGGGAATGGATAGTAAATTGGGTCTGATTCTAAATCATTTGATATTGAATAGAAGCATCTCAGATCACTAGAAGTATTAGTATACGCTGCCATTAAGACTTTAATCGAAGTAGCAGAATTTTCTAATTGGATTGGTTTGTTAGCATAGATGAACGATGTTGGATCATCTACAATTGTTGCTGCTCTAGAATCACCAGCATAATCGGTAATTGGAGCATTAACTCTGTTACTAATAAGAACCATACCAACTCTATCCAAGTCAATGACTGGAGAGATATCATTATCTGAGCTTGATAATGTAAAGGTTACTTCCATAGACTTATTACCAGGACGAGTGCCTAACTGTTCGAGTTCATTGACTCTTGAGGCGATCATCCTCGGTGCATCGAGGTAAGTATCTTCTTCAATATTGATTGGAGTTGCTTCAGTCTCAACAAAGGACTGTTCAATACCATCAATACTTGTGGCAGTAGTATTCTTCATCTCTGCCTTAATATTAGTATCTGGTAGAACCATTGTTTGAACAACAGGTCTTATTGCTTCAAACTGGATGTTTTGAGTTGCATGCATCTCTTCACCACCAGCAGATTTGGATTCATTGATGAACAATTTAGGGAATCCAATTCCAGTACTACGATCTGTTCCATCAAGAGATGGATTGATCTTAATGTAGTATGAATCAAGAGTAATAGATCTTGCAGGAGTAGCATCTTGAAGATCATGTGTCTTGTTGATACGTCTCAAGGAGATTCCATTAATCTCATACTTCTCAACTGGTGTTTTAGATGGGTAAGTAAATGGAGTTGTTTGATCAATAGATCTAGTAATTCCAGTTAACTGACCAGCAGCAATTCCAGTATAGGAGATGATTTCATCATTAACCCTAATATAACCAGGGTTAGTAGCAGCAACACCAACATTCTCGAAGGATTCAAATCCTGCAGTATTAGCAATACCAATAGCAGCAGAACTAGAGTTTGTATACTCTGCTGAGAGAGTAGTTAACTTAGTATCGGAATGTACATCACTAATAATAACTTTGTTGATTTCATCATGCATACCGTGGTTCTTATGGTTCACATTAATATGCATACCATCTTCTTCCAAAGTATTCAGTGCATAATCACTAATGTTTACATCAGAACCAAATCCAACAGATACCATAGTGGTAATTCCACTGGAAGGACTAATAAACTGAAGTGGTTTTGTAGTACTTATTTCAAAATCACCTTGAACATCATCTAAAATTAACTCATTAATTCCAGTAACTGCACCTAATGATAGTTGCATATTTCTACCCAACGCATCATTACCAATTGTAGGTACTGATAAAACATCACCAACTTGATATCCAGATCCACCTGCATTAATGGTTGCAGCAATAGCAACACCATTTGTACCGCTTTGTGTACCAATTGTAATGTCAGCAGTTGCGTTTTTACCATTTCCACTAAAGGAATCGAGGGATACATTAGTAAAGGTAAACTGAGCACCAGTTGTAGGTGTATATCCAATACCAGCATTAATAATACTTAGATCACCAGTTGCAGAACCACCAGCACCAACATAATTTGCGGATGCAGTAGCATTCTTCTGAATAACTGTATTTCCAAGAACTAAACCACTAGTGTTTACAAGATCATCCGTTGTTACAATAAGTTTCTTGGAATTAAATTCCATTGAATCTTTAACCAATGTAGCAATTTGGTTATTACCTCTTGCTAATTCTGGATTGTAGAATGATATTGTTCCAGTACTTGAAAGGAAGTCAGCAGTGTATAGACAGAACTTAAGATCTTCATACTGACTTGGGTTCCATGTTGAACCATTCTGCGACTTGAATAGAGATCCAAGACTTGGCTGTGCAGATACAACAACCTGTCTAGATTCTGGTAGCAGAAGAGTTGTGATGTCAACTTCACCCATTCTGGAAATCCAAACTGTATATTCGTTAGACTGTGATAGTAAAACGACAGCATGATCTGTTTTTGGTTCTAAGTAAACAGGTGATGGGAATTTAACCGTAGTAGGTGTTCCACCATCTGCTGACTCAAAAATTTCTTTTGATTCTAAAATTGCTTCTCCGAAAGGATATACCTCTTCTGAAGGAACTCCAGCAACCATCGGTCTCAACTGTACCGTTACAGGTAGCAGTGGATCTTTTGTTCTGAAGAAAATGTCTATTTGGGTTACAAAGAATCCAGAGTCATTTTGAACAGAGAATGATTGTGCAAGAGGGTCTTTACCGCCTCTAGCAGGTCTCCTAGGAGGTACAGGTCTTGGCCTTGGTGGGGGTGGAGGTGGAGGTGGTGGGGGAGGAGGTACTCTCCTTCTTGCCTCAAACCTTGCTATCGCCACCTGAGTAGTTGTTAAACCACGAGGAGCTACTGGTGTTGGAACTACTGGTCTAGGTCTAGGTGGAGTTGGTGGTCTAGGTCTAGGGGGTGGTGTTGGTGGTCTAGGGGGTGGTGGAGGTGGAGGTGGTAATGGGACTCTTGTTGTCTCACTACTTGTACTTACTGATTGTGTAGATGTAACGTCTGTAGCAGCACGAGACTCAGAAGCATTCTGTACATCAAATCTAGGTCTTCTAGTAGATCTGATAGTCTCTTGCATATTATTAATTGTACCTTGAGCAAAGTATGACTCTTCACCAAATGTTCCTGTCATTCCACCAATAGTACTATTAGTAGAATTACTTGTTAATCTGAACATTTTAGTTCCAACTTCAAATGATGGGTTGGATGTAATGTTTGGATTAGGTATAAAGAATGATCCGAGAACTGTTCCTACTTGGTCACTGAATAATCTTATATTAGTAATTTCTGCTTCACCAGTAGCACTTCTAAGTCTCATTCCAGTTCTTGCAAAACCACTATAAAGACCTTGTGTTTGGTCTGCTAATGAGACAGTATCTACGTTAAGAAGAACTGAAGAACTTGAATAAATTGCAGGAACTGTATATGAATCATCATAAGGACTTGTTGTAAACACATCAGTTGGTGTAGCAATTGGTCCTAACTTATGATTAGATGTTGCTACTCTGAATGTTATTCTAGGAGTTGCTGCATTAGTTGCAGTAACTGTACCTGCAGCCATTGTTCCAGTAACAAGTTGACCAACAGTAAATGTACCACTAATCATTTTAATCTCAATTAGTTTTGGTACAACAAATGCATTTACATCTTGTCCATCAAAGAATCCATAAAGTCTTGTTAGTGGTTTAAACTTACGTCCTGTAAATTCAATATTCCTAGACCTCATAAAGGCAATTACTGAGGTACTTACTACCTTATCACCTTCATTTACAGTATCAGTCTGTTCACTAATTCTAAGTCTATTACCTGCTCTGGTTGAAGTACCAGTTCTAGTAGTAGTTGTAGTAGTTGTAGTCTGGAATGAATTTGTAGTTACAATCTGACTTCCATTATTTCTAGAACTAGATCCTGTTTGTATTCTATTAGAAGTGCTAGTAGAATTAGATCCAGTCCATGTAGTATTCCATGTACCCCATCTAACAGGTCCTAAACCAGTTTGTGGATCATAACCATCAAATTCTAATTGTCTACGTGTTTGAGTATAGTTGTCAACTTCAATTCTTTGTGGTTGAAGTCTAACTTGGTCAATCCATATATCAGATGATGGGAATAGTACAATATTACCTGTGTAAGTAGTTACAAGATATGGAGTAACATTCTCAACTCTAGTAGCAAATCCTTGCCTAATTCTTGGTGAATTCTCATAATCAAGAGTTAGTAGTTGACCAGTTCTTTGAATACCATTTCCTATTAAGTCAGTAACAAATCTAGGATCAGCAGTTGCTGAAGCAGTTGTTCCTATACCAATTAAGGATCTAGAACCAATCAATAAATCAACTTCAGTTGTATAGTGGGTTGGTCTTAATTCAAGATTTGCAGGGTCAACACTATTAGTTACCTTACCAAGTTTTAACTGAGTTGAAGTTCCTGAGAAGTTATCAACGTAAATACCAGATTTAAATCTTGTTAAACCAGCATTATCGGGAATGAACAGACTCTCAGTATTAGATTCTAGAAGAGAGAGTGCAGTATAGTACTCTAAGTTCTGAATTCTATCTTCCAACAATGCAATATCTTGCATCCTATATCTCTTATGAGATTTAAGTAATACTTCTATATTTTCAGTATTACAAATATATGGAGGTAACTTACATAAAGCAACTTCTAACGCATCCTCAATGGGAATAGGTGGAACTGGATCATCAGCAGGAATACCCTTAATTAACTGGAATTGACCATTCTTAGTTAAATATATCCTATCAATTCTTGGTTGATAGTAAGAATATTGTATTCTAATTGATTCATCAGATGCTAAAATATTCTTAGCAGAGTTTGTAGCATCAGAGAATACTCTTGCATTAAATTCAAACGGAGATAGAGCAGTTGAATTTAAATCAAAATTGGTTACTCTTGGTCTAATATCAATAATATCGCTTAATCTTGTACCTTCTCTAACATCAGGTAATACACAATAATCAATTTGATCATATGATGAAACAGTTGTTATATCACCATCATCAGTAGATGCATATTCTGCAGATTCAAAAATAACTCTTAATTTCTTTCTAGGATCTTTAGACTTAGGTTTCCTAATAAGACGAGAATAGTCACAAATAGTTTCTCTTTGTCCACTATCTAAACTAAACCTATCCATAATATTATTATCACCAGGATCAAAATCGTTAATAGTAGCAACTATACCACTCTCAACAAATTCAACTTGCTCATTTAATTCAAATCTTAGATCACTTAAGTATACAAATCCTGCTTTAGCACTATTAATACGTTCAATATAAAGACCTATTGCACCCGTTGTTTTACCAATAAATTCTTCACCAGCAATTAAATCATCAACACGTCCAGTTGGACCATTCATATTGAATACAGTAATAGATGGAATCAATGGATCATCTAGACCACCAGACTCAAATACACCATAAACCTTAGTTACATCTGGTTCTCCAAGACAAATATCAGTATCTTGAACTCTTAATCCATAACCATAATCACCATATGTCAATCCATCATTCAATGATGTTGTACCAACACCAGAAGTTACTAATTTAGACTTATTAACAATAATTGAATTGGTTCTTATTCTGTTCTTGACTTTGTTCTTAATATTAATTTTATTAAGAGTAGCAACTAATCTTGCAGATCCTGCAGTAGCAGATAATCCAAATATTCTTAATTCTCTACCACCATTAGTAAAACGTAGTTTATCTGGCGTTAATTCTTCAGTAACACCAGCATCATTAGTTAAAACATATCTTTCTTCATCATATGCTAAGAATGTCTCATTCTGTCCTGCCTGTATAGTATTAGTGGCATTAGCAGTAATAGTTACATCATATTCTTTTCTAATTGTAATATTAGACTCTGTTAAATCAACATTAGCAACCCATTTTTTAGGTAGTGGTGTGTAGAGACTATTATCTGTAGATGATTGGAACTTAGATCCAATTAATTCAAAATCAACTGGTTGAGCTGCTGAAGATGGAAGACCACCATCACAAACACCTGCAACTGT